TAGGATTCGATGTCCTTCGGGTGAAATGTTGTTTTCACGCCTCTTGACTCATAAATCTTTTTATCGAATATTACGAAGCCGACTTTATAAATCTTGATGAAAAGCCCCTGCTGCTTGCAAAGGTCGTATAAAAACTCTGAATCCGTCTGTTCAGCTTGTTCCACTACTTCGAGGATGGTCTCCTCTGCGTTGTAAAACAGAGCTGTCATGCCGTATTCTGCCATCTTTTCCATGGCAATCTGCTTTATCGATACATTGTTCCAGGTCTGAGACTTTTTGACCGTTTGAAAGCCGGAGGATGCCGGAATCGATATACCTTTAACCACTCCCACACTCGGAGGGCCCGAAAAGGTTATATCATCGACGGTAAAATTACCCACATGGTAGTTGTCGAAGCTTCCCGGACTGTTCCAGTGCGTAAATGTCATGAGGACTTCCAGATTGTGCTCTTTCTCGATCTCTGTACCCATCTGAAGCCAATGAGAGGCACCGCCCGCAAATGTGAGCTGTACCTCATCAGACTTGCCCTGATCATTATCCGTATATTCCAGGCTTTCAATCCTGTCCGTCAGACCTATCTCTTTCCCATCATAATAAACGAGAGGGATTATCCTTCTTGATTCAGCCATTTAAGACACTCCTCCAATCCGGAAAATCCGTGTTTACATTGGATCCTGTGAATGTGTCCCTGTGAGGGATTGTAAGCTCTATCCCTGCAGAGAACACAAACATGTCCAGCTTGTCCCGGTTGGCGTCCATGATTTTGTCACAGAATTCTTCGTTGCCGTATACCTTATATGCGATGCTGTCCCATGTATCTCCGGCTATAGTAATGTATATTGACGCCTCTTTTGCCATTTATACCTCCTTAATACCCGAGCCTTACACTATCACGCATAAACCTGCTCATGTACTGCTTGAATTCGTTGTATCCGGATTTAACAGCCTGCTGGACTATCTCGGCATCAGCATTTCCGCTAATGTTTATGACCGGAGCATATGTCACGTTGGCGCTGGAGTTTATCCCGGTGTTGCCTGCTGCCGCAAGCTCCTGTCCTACCTGGTTATAGAGATCTGCTGCACGCTGTGATCTGTTGATAGGGATGATTCCCTCATCGTCTCCGCTTTCACCTATCCATGACAGGATGGGACTTCTGACGATGGAGCCTTCGGCATTGTGCTTGATTCCGGTTTTGCTCATCGATTCCGAACTTAATATGGTCGATATCGGCTTAAAATTCACATTTACGTTCGCAGATACATCGAACGGCGCACTGAATTCATTTTTTATGCTTGCCGCTGCATCTGCTCTTAATTGCCTTGCAGCTCTGTCTATTTCATCTTTACGGCTCCGCATAGAGTCGCTCAGTGTCTGCGGTATCATAGCGCCCTGCTTCTCTAACTGTGACAGAGTGTTTTCATATTCGCTGTTCTCAGCTATCGCCGTATCGAGGACTTTATATATTGCTTCAAAATCTCCGCCCAGTGCTTCCAGAGTTTCGACATCTTTGAGACCCTTCTGCAGAGATGCCGGAATCTCTTTCCCTGCATCCTCAAATTCTTTGGCCTTGCTTCGCATCTCATCAATCTGAGGCTGCATCTCATCAAGTAGAGTGTTGATTGCGTCCTTAGTAGACTCATCAACTCCAAAAGAATTGACAAGATCAGTTCCTGAAAATGCCTCGATGCCATCAGTGCCACCCTGCATTTTCTGTAACGCTTCATTCAAAATGTCAGGAACCTTTTCAGCAAATTCATCTACCTCAGACTTATAAGATTCCATAATCGTATCCATGGAATAATCGAAGCCCTTTTGATTTAACGCATCAAGATTTACTGTTAACTGTTCATCGAGACTTTTCTTTAACGAATCATATGATTCTTGCGAAATTTCTCCTCTATTAAGCTTGATATTTAAAGCGCCTAATTCATATTCATATGCGGAATTGTAGTTTTGGCTCTGCTCAGCTATCTGATCTGATATCTCCTTCTGCAGATTCATGAATGTATCGGCATCCAGTTCTTTACCTGAATATGATAACTGAATACGCTGAAGACGCGCTTCAGATTGAGCCTGAGCAACCTGGTTTGTAATGTTTGCAAGCTGCTCCTGCAACTCCTGAATAAGCTTAGCTTCATCCGTATCAAGGATACCGTCCTTCATAGCGTCGCTGTACGTTTTTCCTAGTTTCTCTCCAAGGGCAGATACTTCTGCATTGATACTGTCATATAGTCCATCAAGTTCCGTTAATAGGTTTGAACCGGTTTCGCTTCCGTCGCCGAACATTGCTTTTACCGATACATGAGCGGTATATCTCGATTGTTCAACCAGATTCAAGCTTTCTTTAACTTGGGTTTCTATAGCTGATTTCAGGTTTGCGTTCTCTGTGTCGTTGAGAATCACTCCCGAATTTACTTTCCATGTCATCTTCTCGATGACTTTCTGCGTATCTTTAAGTTTTTTGGATATATCAGAGACTTTCCCCAGCTCTTCCATTGAATTGGAAAGGTCCTGAATAACACCTCTGCCGAGGATATCCGTCGCTACATCTTTAAGCTCTGTGAGCGATAATGTCATATTTCCAAAATGCTCTGCGAGGTTCGCTTTTTCTGCTTTCTTTGCGGCTATTCTTTCGGCCGTATAGATACCCGCTACAGCTCCTGCAAGGGCTGTAAGCCCGCCTATCGCCATCGCGGCAGGATTTGATCCCATCGCTGTGACAAAAGCCATGATTCCATTCTGCCCCATTAATGCGCTGTTAACTTCTTTGGCGGCTTTCAGTGTGGTTATCGCTGTAGCTATGCCTACAATCACACCCACTGTCTTATCGCCGTTATCAATGAGCCACTTACCTGTCGCTATAAGAGGATCCGTAAATTCAAGGAGTGCATCCTTGCCATCCAGGAGCTCTCTTCTTACAGTCGGGATAGCCTTTGATACTGTATTCTCGAGATAATCACCAAACTGATAGATATATTGTGTTCCTGTCTGGACCGCTTCTCTCAGAGGATCCTTGAAGGTGTCATAAAGGCGAATCAGATCGTCTTCCATCGCCGATGTGGCTATCTTCATGTCACCCTGGAGGTTATCCATCTTCTTGGCCGCCATCTTTTCAAGTGCACCATCACTATGCTCGAGAGCATCTGCAAGGGAATCCCACTCTATCTTTCCGTCTGCAGCTGTGGTGTTCAGGCCTGATAAAAGGTCATTCAGCGCATCAATATGCTGTTTTCCGCCAAGAGCAGAAAGTGCGAGGTTCTTTTCTTCGTCACTCATTCCACTCACTGCTTCGTTTACTTCCAGGAGAGTTTGCTTGAGCCCCTTGAATGAGCCGTCATTGTTGAATGCTGAGATTCCCAGCTTGGCCATCATCTTTCCTGCTTTTCCTGATCCGGTGGTCAGGTTGACCATTACGGCATTCAGTGCGGTTCCAGCTTCTGAACCCTTGATACCTCTGTTGGCGAGTATTCCCAGGGCTGTCGCAGATTCTTCTATCGGGACATTGAGGTTTTTCATGGTACCGCCGACTCCTATCCATGCCTCCATGAGCATTTCGGCGGTCTGATTTGATTTATTGTTTGCCTGAGCCGCAACATTTAAGAATCTTGTGAGATCATCCACGGTTTCACCCGTCGCTGACATTGAATCCGTAACGAGATCGGAAGTCCTTGCAAGTTCCAGCCCTGTGGCTTCAGAAAGCCTCAGAACGTCAGGAAGAGCCTGAATCGAGTCTTCTACCGACCATCCGGCCAATGCCATGTATTCGAGGGCATTAGCGGACTCTGTGGCGGTTTTTGATGTGCTCCTTCCCATTTCCATAGCCGCCTGTCTCGCCTGTTCGAACTGAGCTTCTGTTGCCGACGCCGTGGCTGCCCATGACGACATGGCTGACTCAAATTCTGAGCCTGTCTTTATAGCCGCAAGTCCTGCGACAGATGTGAGTCCTGCTGCCGCTTCCATGGCCTGCATTGCTGTGCCTGCTGCCTTTGTCAGGCCTCCCCACATAGTATCAATGCCAGGAGAAGCTTTTTGAAATGCTTCTGACACTGATACAGTCTTATTCGATGCATCTGCTGCGGCTTTGGCAAGATCTCGCATCTGTTTTTTTGTCAACTGAACTGATTTGCCAAGTGATGCGTCCACCATACCGACGATCTGCAGGGCAAGCTTATATTTACTGTCTGCCATTTCTCAAACTCCTCACTGACTATTTCTTTTTCTTTCTCTTATTGACATCAAGGATGCTCTTTGTCAGCGCATCCAGCTCGTCTATCGGCATGTCGTAAAGATATTGCAGAGACGTTCCTGTCTTAAGAGATATCAGGGCGATTATCCGCCTTATGATGTCTAATTCGCCCGGATTTAGACTGTGGCGTAGAAAAAAGTCACTACATACTCTTTGAGCCTGATGGAGTCTCTTGCATCCATTCTGTCGCAGAAGTCTCCCGGCTTATGCATGCATTTTGCCGCTACCAGCATGGCATACTGTCTTGTCAGCTCATACCTTGTCCCGGTGTATCCGAGTCTCAACATCTCTCTGTCGATCTGCACAAGATCGCCTGCTGATAGGTCAAGCATTGCACTCATATCTATCTCGGTGATTTCCTCACCGTCATATTTAAAAGGTTTTGATAACTTAAATGTCATCATCTCCTTGATTTTCTGCTCTTCATTTAAAGACGAAGGAGCCGCCTTTTCAGCGACTCCTTTGCCTGTATTCTCAACATTCTTTTTCATAACCTTTTTACCTCACTTTATCAGCAGAGACGTCTTACCTGCTCCAACAGGTCGACACCGTCAATCCTGCACACATTGTTAAGCTTGTCGATCTCAATGATCTTCTCACCGCCTACCTCGACAAGGATGTAGGTCGCATTGATGGTTGCAGAGCTATTCATGGGCTGTCCGGGCTGAGCTGTGCCGGGATTGAATGATGTGCATCTGCCACCGCAGACATATCTGAATCCCACCATCTCGGAAACTCCGGTGCCCTTATCTGTGCACTGGATAGCTCCTCTGATATTGAGTCTTGCCACCTTCATGGTGTTCATGATCGATGCTGCGCTCTTTTCGAGCACACGGAAAGGGATCACCTGTGAGATAGAGTCATAATGACCTACTACCGGGACATCGTAAGTGCCTGACATTCCGGCACCGCTGATGGATGCCGTAATTGCATTAAGCTCCGCCATGGACATCTCACCTGTGATTCCGAGATACTCATCTCCATCGCCGTTGTATACTTTGAAATTGTTTAATACCTCAGGGATCATTGAGGCTGTGATCTTATTTGCCATTATTCATTACCTCCTGTTAGCGCGTTACGAAGCAGTGTAGGATCAAACTCGATGACATTCTCAATCCACTCTGCAGGTGTGTAGAATGCAATCTTTGTTCCGAAGTGCACCTCTCCATTAAGGATCTTTGAAGGCGGATTGTCAGCTTCGCTGTAGCTGATCTCTCCTCCGGCGATTGAACCTGAGGATGAGAGGGAATTGAGATACTGATTCTCGGAATCCACTAATGCTTCGACGAGTCTTGGATTGATCGGGTCGTCAACCTTACTTTTGTATGTAAGGATAAAGTGATTACGATACCATGACATCATCCGGCGGCATGCGATCCATCTGTCCTTCGGGTCCGTTGATGTAGGAAAGATGGATGTGTTGTTTCCCCATGCCTTCCAGCCCTGGTCATTGATTGCGGTAACGATACCGTAGGAATTGACAAGAGCTGCCTGGTCGTTATCAAGGATGACCTCTGTACCATCTTCGAGGACTGCTGCAGATACGCTGAGGAGCTCATTTGATGGAGACTTATAAGGCACATCTCCATGCTCAGCATCACAGTAGGCTGTCATTGGCGCCCAAAGCGCTGAAAAATAATACACCTTATCGCCGAGCTTAAGCTTTGGCCAGAGCAGGATTGCGTGCTTGTCGATTATTCCGAGAGTTTCTTTTGCAGTCTTGAGTCCTGTGTAAACCTTTGTTGTCACAGTGCTCATATCGATGACGCACTCGCAAGTGAAAAGCCCGTTGATATCCTCGCACTTTGCTTTCATTGCGGCTGCTATAGTCGGGATATGTGACCATCCCGGAGCGAGGATAAGACCCGGAACAAGTCCAAGTGTAGGATAGATCTGTCTGATAACCTCGAGACCTGAATCCTTGCCTGTAAGAGCATCATATCCGCCGATGATGTCTGCAGCTGTTACCTTTGTCGGGTCGAGCTGTGTTGCTGTAACATTTACAGCTGTAAGTCCTGTGGTCTTGGCTGTATCGAGGATTGTGATAAGCACATTTCCCTCGGAATCGAAAGATGCCAGATAGTCCTCGTCCTTAGTGAGCTTCACAGCCGGATCTGCTGTAGTCTCTAATGCAAGTGTATCGAGAAGGATGCCCTTGCTCTTGATGGTAGCCACACCGTCTGTAATGGCAACGGCTGAGCCTGTATAGCTCTTTGTGTGAGTTGTCGGATCAAGTACATTGATAAAGATGATCGGAGCGACAGAAAACACTCTGAATGATGCATCCATTGACTGGCAAAGTGTGTAATCCGCAAAATCATCGGAATAGCCGAGAAGCTTTGAAGCCTCTGTAAAGCTGTATGCGATGACTGGCTTGTTTGTCACAGCCATTGGATTCTCTGCGAGATTTACCGGAGCTGTACCGATTACGACCTGAAGACCTGCCGTTGCCACGACAGGAGTGGTCAGCTGTGTGGAGACTTCTCTCGTGGAATTCTTATGATTGTAAGACATAACTTACTTCCTCCTTTATGTGTATGCTTTTAGTGCAACGGCATAAGCGGTCGCTCTTGCAGATGATTTATCTGCCAGCTCAAGCTGTGCCTTTGCTAACTTAGATATAGGGACGATCAGAAGCTTGATTGCCGGTGTCTTGCCGACTGCTTCCTCCAGCTGAGGTGTCAGGCCGTTTCTGAATATCGTCCTGCTTGTTACGCCCTTGAAAGACGGGCCTATATACATCACGGCTTCGACTTCGTTCTGGGCTGTATTTATTGTTTCAGCTGCTGCAGCTGATGTTCTTTTTTTACTCACAGATATATTCCTCCGCTTTCTCTCTGTATTCCCGGATACTCAAATGTCATGGATATGGCGCCGAAATAATAGGGATTAGTATCGGAATCCTGGTGTCCGAATTTAAAATCACATTGGCAGGTGTATTGCTTTGCAAGGATAGGATCCTTTGCGAAGCGCTCATAGACCTTCCATATGAGGTTTTCAACATCGTAGTGACCCTGATTTTTGGGATCATCGTCGAATATTCCGAATTCAATCCCCACCAGCACCTCTACGTTTGCATTCGGCCCTTGAATGCTACCGGAATCAATCCTTACTACACACCAGGGACACTTGAATATAGCTTCCTCTGCCTCTTCCTCCACATATGCTATGGACTCCTCTTCTACAGTTTCATT